GATTTTTCAAAGTTTGACAAGTCTCAAGGAAGATTACATCATGATGTTCAGTTTAAATTATTCCTAATGTTAGGAATACCTGAGCATTTTGTGACGACGTGGTTTAATGCCCATGAGATAAGTCACATAAGAGATCGCGATTGCGGAGTCGGGTTTTCCGTTGATTATCAACGAAGAACTGGTGATGCATGCACGTACTTAGGTAATACTTTGGTTACTCTAAGTGTCCTGAGTTACGTGTATGATTTATCTTCTCCGAACATTTTGTTCGTAGCAGCTAGTGGTGACGACAGCTTGATTGGTTCTGTGCAACCATTACCTCGAGATAAGGAGGACTTGTGTGTGTCCTTGTTTAATTTCGAGACGAAGTTTCCACATAATCAACCATTTATATGTTCAAAATTTTTATTAGTGGTTGAGTGTGATGACGGGTCCAAAGAAGTATTAGCGGTTCCTAATCCGCTGAAATTGCTCCAAAAACTTGGGCCTAAGACTTTGCAAGTCACAATGATTGATGATTATTATCAAAGTCTTTGTGATATTCTCTGGGTGTTTGAGGATGCCGACGTATGTCGACGAGTTGCTGAATTGGCTGAATTTAGGTGTTTTAAAGGCAAACGTCGTTGCCTGTTTCTTGAATCAGCCTTATTAAGTTTACCAAGTCTGGTGGCAAACAGATTGAAATTTCTTAGACGAACTATCAATTTAGAAAGTTCCAAAGCTTGTATAAGAAATGATGTTCATTCCGATCTTGTTGCTGCTCTTGAGCCGCTGTGTATCCGCAGACTTGATGATGCCCCCCCCAGAAGTTCCGGGAGAGATACCCGTGGAAAATCCTCCCAAGTTGACAAGGGAAACTCCAGAGATAATTCCTGGAGGAAGAAACCCTCAACCGGAGGTAAAGTTGAGACCCCAAGAATCGGTGAAGGTGTCCACCGACGGGGTCGGAGAAATTCCAATGCAAGTTCCCAGCGAAATCAAGCTGGAAGAAAAGAGTCCACCTGGAAAGGTGGTGACAAACTGCATTGATTGTGCTATAAATCATCTTCCAGAGGTTGCTTTCTCTGTGAAGGTACCGAAGTTAAATATTAACTTCGAAGTGACAGATTTTCCTTCTTCAAGGTTAATCTTTGCCAACTTAGCCAGTAAGATTCGTGATTTACCCTTTGTGAGATCTTTGAGAGTTCCCACAGATGATCAGAGGTTACAATTACGATCTATTGGTGACGTTGAGGTACACATCTACATTCCAAAATTTGGTTGGAAACAAGTTTTGAAGTTATCTGATGTGATTTCCGGTTTTGAATTACCGAAGATTCCCACCATTGCTCCTAAAGTGGAGTCGTGTGTTGGTGAATGTTTAACTCATTAACATGGCAGCTGAGCGCATCTATCTCAGTGGTA